CAACCGATCCCGTGGCGATAGAAAAAGGATCTGTGGCTGATAGGATTTCCTCAGTAGAATTCACATCTAAAAGCGTTCTAGCTTCCGAAGCGTCAGTAGTAACTACCAGATCTCTACCAAAATCAGTGATAGCTATGCTGCCCTGGCCTGCAATATCGGTGTTCTTTAGGTTGCCATCAGCGTCCCATTGTAAAAACTTTCCTTCATCCGGGGACGGCACTGTCAACCCTGAAGATACTTCAGACTCCTGCAGCTTAAGTGACCGATCTATGTCGCCCTGCTGCTGCTGGACAATCATTGTCAGCTTATCAAGGGCACGCTCATGAGATTCGGCCGGAAACGGGTCGTTCTCAACATAATCAGTTTCCTGAGTTATCGACACGTTCCGCAGAATAGAAATCTTTTCGCCGGTCGATGGTGCAACAATCATTGCCACAGTGCCGCCGGCATCCAGTCCGGCCCCGGTTACAGTGTAGTCAGTGTTCAAAACCTTCTCTGATTCAGCTCCGGTGGCCGTTACCGTCACGATTACTTTTAAATCCTGATTCTGCAGGAATCTAAATTCGGTAGCGAAATCAGTTGTCGCCCCATCTCCGAGATAATCAGCCCGGCGTGTTTCTGATGATACTGTCATTTAATCAAAACCTCTTGGTCGTTTTCTTTCTTTAATCGCCGTTCCATTCTTCGCTTATATCCTGGGCTAAGAGACTCCATTACATTGTAATATATTAAGTGGTCTAACGTAGCTTTTACATAGACAGCATTTATTACTGAGGCGGGAGGGTATGCAACCGAGGCAGCGGCTGGCGCAGTCTGATATGCAAGCCTAAACAAATCAATACCAGCGTCTTCGCCGTCTCGCGCCTTTCCGTAGATAGTGGCAATCCTATCCAGAGTACCCGCTGTAGGACCGGCTAAAGTAGAAACCAACCCGCCCCCAAATCTGTTTTTAACATCGCCGAACAGGAAGTCCCCGTATATCCCTGCCGCGCCCCCTTGGAGAAATGCCGCCACTGCTGTCTTAGGGTCTGCCGGGTCTCTAGGCTCTCTATTCTTAGCAATGTCTTTCGCGCTCATGGCCAAGTAGCCAAAAATCATAGAGGCCGTCATAAACTCAGCCATTCCCGCAACGGATGAGCCTCGACCCTCACGCCCCCTTATTTCACGACCCCATACCTTTTGAACAATAGCAAAGGGAAACGCCTTAAACTGCGTCAAATGTCTAAGCAACTCGCCCGCAACAGTCCCCGGCTGGGAGTCTCGAAGCATAATAGAACGTGTCTTCGCGTCAGGCTCAATTACAGCAAATTGTGAGCGATCGACATAATATCCCCTAAGGGAATCTTTCAAATCTGTTTTAAGTTTTTTAATCTGGAATTCTGTAGGCTTTACGCTGATAGATTCAAGATGATTCGATAGTAAACCATCATCAATCCCATCAAGCATCTCAGGCGTTAAATATTTGCCATCCACACCGTCAAACTCTTTAGCTCCTACCGATCGTATTAAATCCCACTCAGCGCGACCAATACCAAACAAGGTAAGAGTATCTTGCAAGCCCTTAGGTATCCTACCAAACGACATGGCCGACAAATCGCCAACATGCTGCGCCATACCTATCATTGAACCGGCGCGCATTGAATCCGTCCATAAGGTTAATCCGTTAAGCCTAAAAAACGTCCTCATAGCGTTAGATACTCGCCCTGGGATTGCTTCCCCTTGCGGGTCAAACCTTGATGTAAATAGTCCTGTCGTAGCATCAAGGCTAACACCAAGCTCAGCAAGTACGCGGCGAGACTGTTTATTTCTAACCGTAAGCCTTCTGTTAGCTATTGATTTGCCCATATCGCCGATAGCACCCGCACCATTTTTTAGCGCTGAGCCATACGCATCAAGAAAACCTTTGCCTTGATACCTCATTTCTGATGCACCTACAGGGACATCAGCAATAGATGATATGACAGCTCCACCAAGCTTAGTTAGCGACTCATACGCCCTAACTACTTGACCAATCTGAGCGCCCATTGCGCTGCCTGGGATATTGCTTGCGCCGGTCACTTGTTTAACAAAGTTATCCAGCCTTCCTTTCTGAGCATTGGCAAGACTGACTGCACCAGATGGGTCGGTCTTTCTTAAATCCTTAAGGATGGATTCAACAGCAAGATCATAATTTCCTTCAGCGTTAGGACCTAAAACCTTAAGTAGGCCGGTATTCTGGCCTGACATTCTCATTCCCTGCATAACAGTATCAACAAGACCGCCCCTGCCAAATCTTTCATTGTATTGAAACCACCCATCAGCCTGCCTGAAATGAAGCACCCTCTCTTGACTTGCTGCCTTGGCTATATTCTTCGTTCCCTTTAATCCAGGCACAGAACCAGCCCCAAAATGAATGCCAGTTGATAGACCCTGAAATGCGCTATCCAGAAACGCCTCCCTGTCTTCAACTCCTTCAAATGTTCGCTCATCCAAAAGCGGCTCTATTGTTCTCCGCCATTCAGCAAATCCTGCATTCCTGATTTTATCCATATCATGAGATTGGCGGGTAATGTAACCAGGAAGCTTTTTAATATATGCGCCAGCTTCATTTGCATCAATACGGGCCTTCTCTTGCCACTTGTGCAAAACCTTCGCGACACCGACTGCATCTGCAGTAATACCGCTAAAGTCATCGCCATTGTCTATCTTCCAGAGTGCGCGAGCTATATCTAAATCAAGATCACCAGATGTAAACGCATCAAACGCGGTGCGGCCTATATCCTCTATATCAGCGACCATTCCAGCCATATAAGATTCTTGCAAAGAGGCTTGCATATTAGCAACAGATCTTCGCGACCCCATCTTTACATCGTTAATCCCCACAAGAAGAGCCTCAAACCCTAAAGCTGGGTCACCCTCAAAGCCGCTAACAAACTGATCTATCTGCCGTCGGGCGACAGAATTTAAAGCCGTGTTTCTTGCCTCTATTTTTTTTGCAATAGTTTGATCGAGAATGCTTTGCTCTAGCTTGGCAAATATCTGATCTTCAGAAAGCCCGACAGAATCCTTTACAATTCGATCAGCCTCCTCAGCCATGCGTACTTGGTCAGCAAGTGGCGCACCCTGCATTGCATCTTCTATTCTTTTTATACAGTTAGCGGCTGGCATTTATTTCCCCAACATACATGCAACAGCTTCCCTTAGGCCATTAGCCTCTATTTCAGCTGATTGGTTAATTTCATCTATCTCTGACCGGATGCTAGCGGTATCCACATCCTGCTCGTCAAGTGATAAAAGTATATCATCTGTTAGCTTATCTATAGACTCTGGTGATGGCTCTATAGACTCATCCAGCGTCTTATTTGCTTCTAATGATGAAGATATAGAGGCTTCTGGTGATTTAGGGTTAAGTATTGGGGCTGGTGCTTCAAAATCCTCTATCCTTGATTTAACGACTTTCGCAACGTCATCAATAAAAACATCTGGAACGCGCCCCGCCTCAAGATCCTGAACCGCCCTAAAGGAAACGCCATCAGGTAGCCCATTAGCCTTAGCTATCAACTCCGGTCTAAGCTCATCCATTACCCGGTTAAATTCTCCTGCTACCCTGGCGTCAACCTCAGAACCCTCAATAGCTCTTGCTACTTGATTTGACCGCCATTCTTGACGGAAACTTTTATCTAGTTTGGCAACATAACCAACATCAATAGGATTATTATCCATTACCTGACCAATTGAAGAGCGGAGTAAATCCTCTTTAGTTGCTGCTGATGACTTGCCAATTGCGTCACCTATGCCGCCTAAGCCAGCATGCAAGCCCCCACCCAGAACAGCACCAAAAGCCAAGTTTAAGAACGAATCATAGAGCCCGTAGTCAGCCTGCTCAGCCTCAGCTGCATACAAAACTATAGGTTCAATTAGCGCAGCACCAACAGCACCTTCAGCAACCCCAACGCCAGCACGAACCCCGGCGCGGCCTGTTGCAGTTGAAACACCCGCGACCAACTTTGCATACCTGGCCTGCCCAACAATAGGAACAAATGCAGATGCGACGCCAATAGGGTCAGCAAGCGACACAGCCAAACCTGTGCCTATTTGAGCGGCACCAGACCAAAACCCCTCTGGCGCTGCTTGAATTAATGCATCACGCTTAATTTCTTCTCGTTTCCTATCAATCATCAAAGACAAAGCGCCATCAGGAATCCCGCCTTCGCCTATATCTAAACTTACACCGGCGTCCTTCGCTTTTTTGTCAGCGTCCTTTTTACTAAGGACGTCAGTTTGCGGCCCCTTAAACTGAGCGCCTTTTGTCCCGGGAACAAAGCCGCCAAATAGCTCCTCTTCTAATTTTGATTGCCTGAATGCTGAACTGGACGGATTTTCAACCCATATTTGTTGCGCGAGCGCTGATAGTGATGTATCTAGGCCCGTCGTTAAATCTTCCAGCTCCTGGGTTCTGCTAACCTTGTAAGCGTCCATCTGTATTGTCATTGTTCGACGCTCCCGGACTGGAATATATCGAACCCGCTAGGCTGATCGACAGCAAGCTCAGCCCAAGGAATGATGAAAGGGTTGTTATTTGTATCGAAAATAGCATTACCATTTTGGTCAACAAACAAAATACCATCCCCGTCAGGGCTTGTTATAGGCGTAGGCCTCAACGCAGATAGATAAACCTCCTCTCTGTCTTCAGGGTTTACAACTTGGCTAGACTCCGGGACTCTTAAATTAAACTCCCCCGCCTTGATTCGATCTAAGGCATTATCTATCCCTAACTCAACATTATCAGCATTTACCTTAGCCGGTACTCTATAAGTATCTTTAAACGTAAATCGAGAATCTAAAACATCAGCCTTTGCTTGATTTATGGCGTCGCCAGTATCATCAAATACACCATCAGCCATGTATTTCATTGATAGAGTTTCTATGGCTGTTTTATGCTGGATAAAAGCCGCCTCAGCTCCTGGTTGCCCTCTCAGAGTGCTCTGAAAGTCTTCAAGCTCCTCTATTGTATCGGCCTTTATATCCTTAAAATTATCATCCCCTATAACCTCTTTATAGGTTTTCTGCGGTAATGATAACGCCTCACTTAGCCTTACAGCCTCAGGCCCAAAATCCATGCCAGCCAGTACGCGAAGCCCGGCACCCATTTTAATATTACTTTGTAACTGCCTCTGAACCGCTGTCCACTCTGAGCCGAAAGCTGTTTTCATGGAATCGATTTGTAACACCACATTTTTGCCGCCTTGGCTGAAGTCATTCAACACTGAAGCAAAGTTGTTCTCTAACTCCTTTGGAAGTAATTGCACACCAGCGGGTTTTACACCCAAGTCCTCTTGAGATGTTCTCTGTATAGCCGAGAATTCTTGTGCAGCCTGATTTATTGCTGCTTGATCACCGGACTGAAGCGCATTAGTTAGACTGTTAAATGAATCTTTTGCTAGGTCGCTGTTATTAATTACATACTTCGAAGGATCTTCAGCAATAGCCTTATTTCTAACTTTGATAGCCCCATCGAGAATAGCTAACTGCCTGGACTCGCGACGAAACTCCTCTTGGCCTTCAGGCGTCTCTCGCTCCACTATGGCCGCCAGCTCTTTAGTGCTGGCTGTTTTGATCTCATTTAAAGTATTGCCGAAGTCGCGAGCATCCTTTATTTGCTCATTTATTGCGCCGCCCTGCTCACCAAACACAGCAGAAACATTGGTCGGACTAAACTTCTCTGATAAATCTTCGCTATCCTTGCCTGATGATAGAAACGCCACATAATCATCAAGCGCTGAAGCAAATTGTTTCTTTTGAGCTGCGCCTCTCTGTTTTATATCAAGCTCGGCTGCTGACATAATCCGGCCCAACGTATTAGCGTCTGTAAGCTGATCCCACTTCCCATCCTTAATCTCAGAGATTACAGAAACGGAATCACCAGATTTAATGCGCCCACCTAATGAGCTGGATACGATTTGATTAAAGGTAGACGTCCTTAGCTTGTCGATATCAACAACACCCCCGGCAGTCTCTTCAAGGCCAACAATAGCAGCCTCAGCCCTTGCCACCGCTTCAGGCACACTGGTTCGTCCGGCTAATACTTCGGATTGAATATCATCTAAACCGCTTTGCGCAGAGTTAACCCGTCGCTGTACGTTTAAGTTTGACTGGTGGCGTGTATACCCGGGAAAGAACTTGCGACTAAAAGCGTTATCAGCCTGCGATAAAAACTCTTGTCGGGCCTCATCGCTTGGGGCCGTATCAGCAATATCATTTACCCGTGATTGGTAATCAGATTGCAGAGTTTCTAAATCAACATCAGCACCGCGTGTTTCGATATCAGCCAAACGCTCAGTCTCACCGCGCAATAATCCGTTAGTTGACTCAGTGAGGAATGCGGCATCGTCAGCATCTTTCTGTTGCTTGATAAATTGATTAGCAGCCTGCCCCACTTGCCCAGCAACCTGACCAACAGCACGACTAACAGCAGTAGCAGCCGCCAAACTTGGAGCCGTACCCCTGGCACGATCCTGAAATGAACGAGTTAACGTTGGGATTTGCGGCATTATCGACCCCCAAAACCAGTAAGCAGAGTCCCGACAGCGCCAACTCGGCCGGCCTTTTGCGCTTGTTTGCCTTCAAATAGACGGGCTTGACTTCCGGCAGCAGCGCCAAACTGGATGTTTAGCGCCTCCTCTTCGGCCTCTTGTGCGGTCTGTTTCATGACCTCAAGCACCGAGCCAGTACGCCGGACGCCCGACTTAGCAAAGCCTGTTTTCTGCCTCGCCAATGTGCGCTGTTTTTCTCTATCCAGCGCCTGAAGATCTAAGTCTTTCTGACGCTGGATTAAATCAGACTCTTGCTTGGCAACATCTAAAGCCGCATCGCCAGCTTGAAGTTGAGCGCCTGCTTGAATGATAGGCGCAGCTACGGAAGCAACATTAGCAACTGTAGAGCCAATGCTTGATGCGCTAGAAAATATATCTGCAATTGCCTTACCACACATATCAGTCATTCGTCCTTAGCTTCGGCATTATCGCCAGAACCGTCATAGGTAGCGGCTGATCCTGCCTAATAAATATTCTGCCTTCTGTTTCATATCCTGAATTAAAGGCAATCTTTTTGTCACCAGTGAACCGGGGCGGTGCTTGGTTCATTTCATCCGCAGAGGTTCTGAAAGGTATTATATCAAGCTTATCGGCATTCGGCCCAACCTGCGCCCCCAATGTGTCAAAGAAGCGGATGGATATATCACTGATGCGCTTTATCTTCCCCTGCGCCGTTCCGTTAGCCGACCCCGCCTCTATCCTCATCGTCTCCAAATCAGACACATAACCAAGACCGACGCTTATTTTTGACGCCGGAGTAGTTAGTGTTACAGACCCATTATTAACAACCTGATCCGGCAGCACAGCCCCGTCCGCAAGTATTTGAACAGTCTCGCCTTCAAGGTGAGCCAGCCCACTAACAAAAGTTTCTGCAGGGCCAGAATAAAAAACGCCAGAGTCCACAAAGTAGTCATCGCCGTCAACAGGGTTTATATTGTCGCGGCCCTTCTCGATTATCTCTATCTGCCTCTGCACACCGCCATCAACGAAGCGTTTAACAGATAGCCACACCTCATCTCTGTCGCTGCCAGGAATTACACCGACGCTTTCTACCTGCGCCGTTGCGCCCTGTGCATCACTTACACCACCAAGCGTATGTCGATGCCAGCCAATAACCTCCTGATCTCGCTCAAAGGTGACGCCAATCAATGCGCCGTCCTCTCGAACCATCCACACAATGGAGTCAGGCTCTCTCTGATAATCCATCTCAACAATACCTTTCCCGGTAATATGCTCAGATAGCAGGGTTAAATCAGGGGCTATATACGTGTCAGATTCGAACTGGTAGATAAACTGTCTTAGCTTTCGGCCAGTACGTTGAAGGAATAGCACGACACCATTGGATCTAACAGGCTGCACATATGCGCCACCGTACTCAGACTGGCGCACAATCTTAACGTTTGTCGGCGTAATAGCCTCATCCCGGGTTGATGCAGACATTAAGAACTCTCCGCCAACAGTCCCGATAGTTAATGACTTACCAGGCGACAGCCAGCGAATAGCGTTTACCTGATCCGAAGCAATCGTGTAAATAAACGAATCTGACGCCTCTACACCTATACTGAAGTCGTTATATATCCCTGACTGAGACCCCCATATTGTTTGCGGGTCTAATGGAGTTCCGGCGTAACAAATCCGGTCTTCATAGAATGCCGCCGTTGCTGGGTATCCAGTGGTCTCGCTAAACGCACCTAGCCGCCAAGTTTTCTCGGCACCCACAGACACAAAATCATCCTTTACAAGCGCGGTCACTGAAGTGGCTGATCCGAAAACGGTTATTTCCGCATATCCAAAGTCTGCGCCCTCGTCAATACGAACTAGTCGGCCCACGTCAGTAGAAACAAATACGTCAGCCGATGCGGTGATGGTTATTGTGCCCGTCGTCCCGCTAGGGTTTAAAGTCGTATCTGTGGTGTTCTCATCAAGCCAGGGGCCGTTTACAAACTCCTCATCATCCAAGCTGAACGAATCAACAGCAGTGCGGGATAGCTTTGCTGGCGGATGATTAGGGTGCACGATGTAAAGAATGTCGGCGGATTGTATGAACTGAATTTCGAATAATTCAGATTCAAGATATGTAGTTGCCAGCTCAACGGCATTAGCTACCTGAGAAAAGCCATTAGAAAACCCATTGGAGAAGCCGCCACCACCAATCAGCGCCCGGTCACGATAAAACCGAATATAGTTCTCGCCAAACTCAAGCATATACGCCTGCTCAACAGAGAACTGAAAAGGGATTAAGCGAATCTTTTTATCATTCGTCTTGGCGTTTGATATATGCAGAGTACCGCCGCGCCGGGTTGCGCCACCGTGGGTATGAATAATCATATCCTTTAACGTGCGAACACCGTTGTAATACTTCGATATATCCACTCGCCCCTCTAATCGAGGAGACAACTCACCGGCCGTAAAGTTTGTTTGTATTGCTGCAGCTCTTGGCATACTTATAGCCTCGTATTAAGCCACTGGTCAGCTTCAACGCTGCGCGGCACACCTTCCTGCCCATCCATTGAGCGTGCCTGCCTGATACGGCTCAAGGCCTTCTGCTCCATGATCTGGACTAGCTGAGTGTTATCGGCAAGATTGTAAGCTAAATGCGCACCAATGCGATCCGAAAGCGCCTCGACAAACAGAGAATCAAACATGGTTGTATCTTCAACGCGGGAAATATACTCAATCTTCACTGAGTCGGAGTTAACCAGCAGGGATTTACCCTCGATGCGATACGGCGAAAGGTCGTCATCAGTGCGCAAAACCTTCAAGCAGTCAGAAGGAAGCTGAAACTGCGCATCAAATTCAAAGATTGGATCAGTGGTTAACCGGGCAAGCTGAGTGCGCTTTATCGCAAAATTCCACGGATGCTCTCTAAGCATCGTATCGCGCAAGTCAGCATAGATTTGATTGCATAACCTGGCGGCTTTTGAGTTCTCAGTGAGATCGATAATCGTGTCTTCACCAATCTTGATCAGCGCCTTGTTACATATGTCTACTGTAGAGGCCATTTATCACCCATTAAAAAAGGGGCCGAAGCCCCTCCCGCCCGAAGGCTAACCAGCGGTAAGGGGCCGCAGGGTTCTGTTAATCGAGAGTGTAAAACAGCTCGATTGTCATCGTTCCGCCAACGTTAACATCAGCATCCGCCAGCGTAATCTTGATATCAAGATCCGCTTTAGGGTCTTCTGTCTGGCCGTTGACATGCTCCCATAGACGCTTGCCGTAGTTGGCAATATCCTTGATTACAGCAGTGTCAGTCACTGTTGCAGCGTCAATGCCATCATTCAGCGCGTCCGGGTCGTCAGTGATATTTGTCTTGCCGGTGCGGTTGAACACACCGATATCCAGAGTTGGAGCGCCAGCCGATGCCAGATCATCTGTATAAAGCTTAGACGCACCTAAGATACGCGCATTAGATGGCAAACGAGCCATCAGGTATGTGGAGGTTGCAGAGTCAGCCGCACCGACCTCCACTGTTTCCACCCATGAGCGTACAGCGCCGTCACCGATGCCAGGGCCGCCTAGCTCAACGGGATCTGCCGCAAGGCCGGTCATAATCAGTGAGCCGTTCAAGTTTACAATAGCCATCTTTATGACCTCCTATTAAGCTTCAGAACAAGCGATTTCAACAACTTTGTCTTCTTCCATGCGGGTTGCGCCGAAGTCTTCGGAACGGAATACCTGCACAGAGTAAGACTTATCAGGCCGCTCAGTAACTCGTGTAATATTGTTAGTGCCCTGAGCCAGCAACAGGCCGTCTTCAGCCCATGCAATAACCTGACGGTCACCGCTACCGTCGGTAGTCAGTCGCTCAGTACGAACAAACATGAAGCCCATGTATTCGTTAATCTTGCCTTCAACCAGTGCTTTCACGGTGTTGAAATCTGAACTGGTGATTTCGGTAGATTCCAGCAAGTCTGTCAGCTGCTTAGACGTGATTGCCATATAGCGACGGATATCAGGGTCTACATCATTGCCGTTCAGGATCTCAGCCGCAGAACGCAGCTTATCAATGGTCAGGCCGGTACCGCCAACAGGAACCTTTTGACTAGAAGGCAGAACAACGTTAGTTGTACCTTTCTTGCCGGTACGCGCAGTACCCAGAGCCGCTTCAATGATAATATCATCACGGCTACGGTTCATTGCCATCATGGCAGACCTGGCATAGGTAGAGGTTGGGTCGATCAGCATCCGCACCTTATCCGCCTGGTCAATCAGGTCAGCCCACTCAAAGGTGGACATAGTGACTGCACGGCGAGCGTGTGGAGTGTCAACGCGTGGAGTATCGGAGTGGCGAGAGGTACGCTCGATTGCTGCAGTAGCACCAACCTGCTCATAAAAACCAGTCTCACCGGTTTGTGATTCCATCCGCAATTTATTCATGAAGCGGCAATCTTTCTGCTGTGACAGCAGGTCGATGTTTGCACCGAATTGGTTTACAAACGCCGTGGTAATTTCAAAGCTCATAACAAGCCCCTTATTAAACAAAAGTTAAGTTTTGTCTAGCTTGCGGGGTTGTCGTTTCCGGTCCCTTATCACTAGATGTATCAGCAAAAGGTTCCGGCCCTGAAAGGGTTGTCGGAGGGTAGTGGCTAAGGGCGACAGCATGAAGCCCCCAACCACTGATTGACAGTATAGCGCTATCTCAGAAAGGTTCAACCGTACTGCAGCTTAAACGAGTCCTGCACACGACGCATAATTTGCTGATGCTCGGGGTGGCGTTTATCCATATACGCAGGATGAGCCATTAAGCTATTGCGCTCGTCTTCAATCTCTTGCGGCGTCTTAGCTTGCTCAGAGCCTACACCCTCAAGCTTACCGCTTTCCATCATAGACTTGCCGATATTACCAAACATGCGAGCCAATACAGGATGGTCTGCCAGCTTAACGCCATTGACTGTATTCTCTTGCAGGAACTTAACATCTGCCTCGCTGGCAAACTCAGTTACAGCCCGGTTAGCGATCTGCACATTCTGCTCAAACGCATTGCCCCACTCAGCTTTAAGCGCTGCAATCTGCTCGTTAGTGGCCGCCTCAGTTGCTCCGGCCTGAGCCTCACCCCGTGCTTGCTGATCAGAGAAGTACCAGTCGGTTAACTTCGACATTTGCTGCTGATTAAGGCCGACGCTATGCGCAATATCCTTAAACGCACCCTGGGCTTGCTCATCAATTTCGAAGCCTTCCGGAGCTGAAATCTCATAGGCTGCCGCTTCTTCAGGACGGCCAAGGCGAGCATATGTGTTTGACCAATCATCATCAGTCTGCGGCATTGGAATCTTGTCAGCACCGATTAAACGCTGGGCGTTCTGCCAGGACTTAGCCATAGTTTCGACAGAATCAAACTTGGTAATATTCTGGTCTTCGCGCATCTCTTGCGGCAGAGAGTCATACCAGTTGCCACCCTCGGCTGGAGCCTCTGCAACTGGCGCGCCGCCGCCCGCTTCGCCTGGTTCATCGTTCATCAATACAAATTTAAATCGGTTCATTGCTTAGCCCCTTCTGCTGTTTCAATGAAGTTTTTTTCATTCCAGTTTAATTTCTGGAGGATGGTCATGCCGGCGTCGCGCCGACCCTCACGGATCAGCACGGCGTTAGTCTCAATAGAGCCGGTCAGCGGCTCAAGCACATGACAGTAAGCAAGAATATCCTCTAGCACTCGCTGACCCTGCTCAGTGCCAAACACTTGTTTATAGTCGATATGCAGCTGCTGCTCTGCTGTTTTATTTGGCATTTCGAGCCGCCTTCTTTGGCTTTTCTTCAACCGGCTTAGCCAGCTCGATAGTCGGCGCTAAATACTCTACATGACGTTCTGAGCATTTTAGCTGATTACAGCGAACCATAGTGTTTTCTTTGTGATACTGCATAAGGCTGCCGCATTCGCCGCAATGAATCTGAGCTTGAATAATTGCTTTCATGATTAACCACCCCCTTCAGTGGCTTGGTTGATTGCTTGCCCCGCTTCACCGGCCTGCTGAGCCGCCGCTAAGGCTGTTTGTAACTGCTGAATCTGCTGCCTTTGCTGGCGCTGCACATCTCTGCCTTTCTCTTCAGACAACTTATCCATGCCTACACCAAACATTTGTAAGGTATCACGAACAAGCACGTCGCCATTAACGTTGTCAGTTAGCAGTTCAGGCTGTAATTGTAGCATAGGTGAGACAGATTCAACCGCCCTTAAAAACCCTGCCGCTTCCTGCTGCTGCTGGGCCTGTGCAACTGAGCCTGTAAATTCAAACTCAAACTTTTCAGGGATGGATTCTGGCGGCTGGCCGAAGCGACCTTGACGCAGCAAGATACCAAATACCCTGTCTAGCACAGGCCCCAAGTATTCAGACTGCACACGACCAAGCACCGGACCCATTAGGCGCAGCTTTTCCTCTGTGCGCTGCAATACTTCAGTGGCAGTCATTTGCGGACCACCAGCCAACTGAAGCTGATCAACAAAGAAGATGGATCGAATCTTGTCCTCAAGGAACTGCACAAAGTCTAAACCAATACCAGGGTTAGCAGATGGCAATTGGCCGACAGCTCCAGCAGCGTCACTTCCATCAAACACGTTAACACCGCCGGGGACTGTTCGCAGCGGATTCATAAAGCCGTCGTTAGTCACAACTAGAGGCGGATCTACAGACTTTTGAGCCGCCTTGATGGTGGTTTTCATCACCTCATTAAGCATCTTAATATCAGGAAGCGCCGTCATAGCCGGTGACCGACCATATGTTTCCATTGGAGATTTATAGAATCGACCTACAGGTAATGGCATTTCCTGAAATCCGCCTTCCTCAAGCACGGCCTTATCCTGCTGAAGAACGTAAACAGACTCTATCGGCATCCCTTCAAAATTGCGCTTGCCTTCCTTCACATCCTTTCGAGGCTGGATGCAGTGAATAATAAACAGCTTCTCATTAAACTTGTCAGCCTTAATTAAATCAGCAACAGTCTTACTATTGTGATCCGGCCACCGCTGCTCTATCTGCTTAGCCGTCCATTCAAAGCGGCGGTAAACAGTATCAACCTGCCCGTCCGGGTTTTCAGCTATAACAATTTCAGATAACGAGCGGGATTGAAAAGACAGCCCGGCCTTGCTTTCATTCTCATCAATGAATACCCCAGCTGTACCAAATGCGCCGAACTCTAAGAAGTACTCATATGACGAAGTGTAGAAGTTGCTGGCAGGCGCGTTAATCTCTTCAAGCATGATATCAGAGGCATTATCAAGCCAGCGCTTAGCCTCTTCATCCATGCCCTCTGTGTTAGCCTTAAACCAAGTAGTGGCCGGGTTGACGTTTAGCGAAACAAGACCAGAGGCTAGCAGCTCATTAGCCTGGATCGGTGTCGAATTAAACACCTTGGTCATGCGCTTTTCACCAGGAGAGCGCTTGGTATCAAAGTCATCGCGGCGAGGGTAAACAAGCTCGGCAACTTCGCGCCAATGGCTATCCCACGTCCCTCGGTCAGACTTCAGCTTTTCATATCGCTTTACTATCTGTTCAGCATCAACAGCCATATCACTGCCCTAATAATGTTTTTCGTTGCTCTTTGGCAATAGATCTGCCCGCCAGTATAGTGCTGCGCCGCCCACTAGAAGCCGCACGCCTTGTATCTTCTGCTGCTGCTGTAGCAGGATCTACCGCAGCAGTAGTGGCAGCTGAAGTAGTGGCCGTATCACCAGCACTCAAGATACCCTTGGCCCGAATGACTCCGCGACCGCCCCTAGATGGGTCGTCAAGGCCCACGCCAGGGCCGCCCGGATTGGTATCCAAGTCAGCAAGAGCACCAGCGAGAGCACCAAACACCCCCCCTAAAGGGCCGGTAACCTTACCTAAAGTTTTTGCGGCCGTCTTCCCTGCTTCACGGGTCTCGCCAAACTCACCCGTTGGATCGCCTGGGCCGGCTTTAGCAGCCTTGTCCTGCGCCTCTAGCCTGCCTAC